TCCTCGTCCAGCGGATGCACGGTGCCGTGCTTGGCCCAGCAGCCGGGACAGGTCCGCGACCCGAGCTCGGCCTGCCACACCCACCCGGCGAGCACGTCACGGTTCGCCCGCTGCTGCGCCGCGGCGGCGGCACGGTGCGCATCCAACGTCTCGGTGCGGGCGATCACCAGCGCCCGGGTGAGGCCACCGTTGAAGGCGCGCTCCAGTTGGCCGACCATGCGGGCGGCGGTGATGCGCGGGTTGTCGCCCATCGCGACGCCGCGGACCAGGGCCCGTTTCATCGCCGCGGTGGCCTCACTCGACAGTGGCCGGGACAGGGCGGTGACCTGTCGTGTGGTGCGCTCCACGATGGCGTCGAGCGCCTTGTCGTCTACCCGTTCGAACCGTGAGGTGATGACGGCGGTCGCGCCCACCCCGCTGGGCAGCTGGGAGGCGATGAGCTGCGGCTGCGCGGCAGCAGCGGCGCGGACGGTGCCGCCGAGGTCACGGGTGACAGTGGCCGCGGTGCCGGCGGCGAGCTCGCGGAGCCGGGTTTCGACGACGGCGAGCGCCCGCTGCGCCCTGCCGTGCCGGGCGATCTGCGCCCGGCTGGGCCACCGTCCGGGCGCGATGGTGGCGAGGTCGATGGCGGCGAGGTCGAGTTCTTCGCGGATGTCGTCCCAGGTCTGCACCCAGGCTTTGACGAGGTCGCGGGTGTGCTGGTCGACGGTTTCGGCTATGCGGATTCGGAGCTGCGCGGCGAGGCGGAGCGTTTCGGAGGTGACGGCCACTCGCCACCCCCACTGCCGGTCAGCTGCCGGGCGGCCGTCCCGAGCCTTGGAGTTGCAGGAGGACGAGGCCGCCGACGAGGAACACCGCGCCGACGACGGGTGTGGTGCCGGGGTCGCCGCTCGGGTTGAACAGGGTGATGAAGCTCAGGATGAGCAGCACGGCCCCGAGGGCCACCAGCGCGTTCGCCACGTGTCGCATGCCGGGCACGGTACTACTGGTCGTGATCTTCGGTCTGTTCTTCGTGAACTTGGCTGGTGGTGAGCAGGTTCGCGGCTTCGATGATGATCGCCGCCCATGACAGGCCGAGGACGAACTGCGGTTCGTTGCTGGCGAGGGTGAACGCGGACAGTGGCCAGCCGATCAGTCCGCCGCCGAGCAGTAGCCACGCGATGACCGTCCGGGCGCGGCGCACCGGGGTCAGTCCATCCACTCGACTACGGTCGACCCGCCGTGCCCGTGGATCGCCTCGGCGTCCTCGATCGACGCCCACACGCAGGTCTGCGCGACCCGCCCGTTCCAGCGGGTCACCACGACCCCGTCGGGGAATCGCACCCCGTACGCGACGATGCCGGTCCCGGAGATGCCGGACACGTCGTGGTGCCGGACGAGCCGGAACCGGCGCAAGTCGTCCACTGCGGCGTCACCCCTGCCGAATTGCGCGGTAGATGAACGCGCCGAACACCACGCTCACGAAGAACGCCGGGACAACTGGCCGCCACCCGTCCCGCTGGACGATCAGGACCGACATCCACACCGACGCGACGACCAAGAACGGGAACGTCACCGCCATGAACACGGCGGCGGCCCTCGGCGCACGCATCAGCGGCCACCGGGGAGGTCGGGCGCGGCGCACCTACGCCCCCGGCGACTGCGGCTGCGGTGCGGTGTCGGCGGAGCCCACGACCGCCGCCGGGTCCTGCCCGTTGCGGAACGCCTGCACGGCCACGTCACCGGCCGACACGTCCGGCGCGATGAAGTTCCCGTTCTCGTCGGTCAGCTCCGCGAGCCACTCGTCGACGTCGTCCACCCCGAGGGCCTGCATGAGCAGCCGCGCGACGAGCAGCGCCGGAACCTTGCCGGAAGTGTCGGCGGCCACGATCGCCGCGACGAGCTGCACCGGGTCGACGTCCTCGAGCGGTGGGAAGACGATGTCGACGGTCCTGTCGCCGTCCCCGGCGAGGGTGACGACTTCCCGGTCCGTCTCCAGGTCGCGGACCACGGTGCCTTGCAGCGGCCCGCCGGGTGCCTTCACGGCCTGGTCGACGACGTAGTCGAGGATCGTGCGGATCGTGGCGGTCCACAGCCTGCGCCGCGACTCGGTCTCCAACTCGGTCGGCTTGTCCAACGTCTCCGCGGTCGCCCGGGCCCCGGTCTGGCCGGGGTCGCCGAGGAGCATGGTGACCGGCACCCCGAGGGCGGACGCGACCATCATCGCCAGCGGGCGGCCGGATTCGGAGTCGATGGTGGCGCCCGTCTTGGGGATGGCCTCCAGGGTGGACATGGGGTCCATGACCGCGGTGGCGCCGACGTCGTTGCGTTCCCCGGTGGCGGCGTTGCGGGACGCCGCGGCGGCGATCTGCTCAGCCCGGCGACGTGTCCTCGACCCGGGGCCGGTGGTGCGCCACGCGAACCGGGACAGGGCCTTGACCAGCTTCGCCCAGTCCTCGAGGAAGTCCTTGTACGCCCGCGCCCAGTCGATGGCGGCGTACGCGTCGCCGATCCCGAACCGCCACGTGGACAGCTTGTTGACGGCGATGTGGACGACGGGAGCGTCCCAGTGGATGGCGGCGTCGGCGGCGGCGATGATGCCGACCCGTGGGCGCACCCGGGGCCGGTAGTGGATGTCGGGGTACAGGGCGGTGATCTGCTCGGCGTGGACCTTGCCGGACAGCGGGTCGGCGGCCTGCTGCGTCCAGCGGCGGACGTAGTACCAGACGTCGGCGGAGTCGTCGGGGTTGCGGATGACGTCGACGATCTCGTCCCACGGCAGTTCCCGGACCTGCACCCGCCCGGACTGCGGTTTGGTGAACAGGGCGAGGAACACGTTGCCGTCGGTGCCGAGGGCGCGTTCCTTCTCCTCGGCGGCCTGCTGGCCGGTCAGTACCCGCTGGTTCAGCGGGTCGTCGAGGAACGCCTGGATGACAGCGTTGACGTCCTGCTCACCGTCCTGGCCGTTGGAGCGGGCCGAGTACTGGACGCCCTGGCCCCACACGTAGGAGATCCGCAGCCCGAGCCCGCGCTTGATGAGCGGGTTCTTGCACGCCATCAGCCGGCAGAGGCCGCTGATGCTGCGGAGTCCTTCGCGGGTGAACTGGGCGTTGCCTTCGATGGTGAGGCGGCGCCATCCGGCGTCTTCGGCGGCGAGTTCGAGGTCGGCGATGGATTCTTGGAACAGGAGGTTGGTTTCCTGTTCGGCGCGGAGGGCTTCGGACAGGTGGTCGAGCTGGTCGGGGGTGCCGGGCATGGCGGCGACGGTGCCGCCGCGGAGGTAGTCGAGGAAGCTCACGGCGGATCGCCCCCCTCAGTACTGGCTGATGGCGAAGTCGTCGAGCTCGTCGTCCTCCACCAAGCCGTCACCGGCCAGCAGCGGCATCAGCATCAGCCGGTTGACCGCCTGGGAGAACGTGTCGACCTGGTCGTCATGGGCGCCCGCCGGGAAGCTGGCGCACTCTTCGACGAAGTCCATCACCCACGGCGCGAGCTCCGGATCCGGCAGCCACACGTTCCCCGACTCGACGAACGGCGCCACCGCGGACGCGCGGGCCACCTTCGACCCGTCCGGCTCCACCGGCACGATCCCCGCGACCCGCCGGGCCAGCGACGAGATCACCGCCGGGCCGTTCGCCTTGTCCTCGATGAGCTTCAGCGAAGCCTGCGGCCAGCGCGCCGACAGGGCCACCACCGCCCGCAGTGTCTCGGTGAACGACATCCGGGCCCGCACCTGGTCCAGCAGGAACACGTCCGCGCCGCGGTGCAGCCACACCTGGCCGACCACGAAGTCGCTGGACGCCGTGTCCTTGAATGCCAGGTCCCACGACTGGATGACCGTCGCATCGGCGCCCAGCACGGTCCGGGATCCGTCGCGGCGTTCGACCCACGGCGGCGTGTCGTACCACTGCCACCAGTCCCGCTTCAGGATGTCGCCCTCGGTCGCCGACGGGCGGCCCTGGTACAGGGCGTTCCACACCCGTGAGCCGACGGTGCGGCGGGTCCGCTGCCACATCGCCGCCGTGCGGCCCCGGGCCGACTCCATGAACTCGCCCGGCTCCCGGCCGAGAACGTCGACCTGCCCTTCGGTGGGCTTGTGGTCGGCCTCGGCGGGAATGTTCAGTTCCCGCCATTCGTGCCCGGTCTCCGGGTCGG